AAGCGCCCAATTTGACTCGGCGAAATCAAGCTGGAGGATGTTGTTTGACGGGAACTCTGATTACTGGTCGTTGGGGCGTTCGGCGGCTGGGAGCACCAGCATCACCGACAATCTGAAGCTCGATTGCTCGGCCGGAAAGTTCACGGTCAACGAGGCAGGAGAGGACTATGACTTTATCGTGGAGGGAGATGACGATCCGAACCTGATTCACACTGATGCGGCGAACGACAATATTGGCATAGGCACAGATTCACCGTCCTCCAGCCAAAAGGTGCACATCTACACAAACGGATGGACTTACGGCACGCAGATGGCGTTGCAGTGTGGGGACGCTAAGCAAAGCACCATCGGGTTTACCACACCTACCGGGAGTGGGTACATCGGTGCCGCCGGGACGAGCGGGCAGGTGCTTTTTGATGTGGACGATGGTGATGTATTCTTGACCAATAGGTCGGGTGGTGCAATTCGTATCTCGGCTGATACGAGCTATTATGCCAGTGGTGGGTTGAATATATTGGAGACTGGTAGTGTGGGGATCAAGGTTAAAGCTCCAAATGCCACATTAGATGTCAACGGCGATACGCGCCTAGGAGATAGTGATACCAACTACACAGCTGTATCATCAACTGGTGATGTAACATTTGTTGGCTCGGCTGGATTTTACCCAGTACGTCTTTCACAGTCCACTCAGCCCACCCCAGATACTGGGGAAATGGTAACATGGCGTGACCCAGATGACAATAAGACATATGTTGTCTATAATGACACTGATGAGGGTGTGCGCAAGGTGGAAATGACATAAGTAAGGTATAGTTAGGAGAAAGAGATGAAGATTGATACAACTAAATCATTGAAGACTTTTGACGGCAAGAAAGAGATAAAAGAAAATGGTGTTGTGGTCAGGGTTAGGGATGTCCTTCTTACGGCCCTGTCTGGGTGCAAGGATAAGATGGGCCTTAATAAGGTCACTCGCTTGTTTCAGTTGGGTGTGCTGATTTCCACATTGGATGAGGTGGAGATTTCATCTGAAGATGTGTCGTTATTGAAGACCTGTGTTTTGTCTGTGTTCTCTGGGTGTCTGGTGTCGGGGCAGGTTTGTGAGTTGTTAGAGGGAAATGATCCATTTGTAATTGAATAGGGATGTGAATGTTTGGAAGGTTTGGATCGGCCCTACTGGGGGCCACAGAGTTTTTACGCAGGATTTTGGGTGGAAGTAGAAATGTTGCATGTGTGGGGGATAGCAGTTCCCATGGAGGCACAATCATTACTTCGGGCCAAGATGGCACTTGTTTAGTTGGAGGCAGTGTGGTGGCAGTTCAGGGTGCTTTACATTCATGTCCTAAGGATGGTCATGGAATAACAGTGATAACACCCATAATCACAAAAACATTTGTAAATGGCAAGTTGATTGTGACAGAGGGTGCTAGGGCTGGTTGTGGGGCGATTATTTCTCCTGTGAATAGAAATGTGAAGGTGGGTTGATATGGTTACTGATACAGTGGGAGTTATTTGGTCAGACTTGCATCCTGGTATTATTCCGGATGGTTTGGGTGATATCAAGGTGGTGGAGAATGTGGCATCTGTGATGGGTTCCATTGACAACATCCTGCGTACACGTAAAGGCGAACGTGTGATGCGACCAGAATTTGGGTCTAATTTGGGCAGTATGGTGTTTGAGAACATTGATGACACCTTGATGAAGTTCATTTCTCATGATGTGAAGGAGTCTATTGAGAGATGGGATGACCGTGTGCATGTTGAGCAGGTTCGGTCTGCTACAGATCCCGATAGGAGTTCTGTGTCTCTTGTGGTGAGGTTTAGAATTAAGGGATATGGCAGTTCGATTTTTGAGCATAAGGTTTTGTTGGGAGGAGAGTAGGATGGCAACAAACACCCTTTCCTATGTGAATTTTGATTTTGATACGATTGTGGCTCAGTTGCAGGATCGGATGTCGGGCCGGAATGCGTGGAAGGATTTGTACCGATCTTCAACGGGTGAGGTGCTCTTGGAGGTGATGGCTTATGTTCTGAATATGGGCCTGTTCTACACAGAGCGCCGTGCAGAGGAATCCTATCTTCCTACGGCTCGGTTGAGATCAAGTGTGGTCAATTTGGTGTCATTGCTTGGGTACTCTCCAAAACGGAAAGCATCTTCAACTGGAAATTTGACGTTTTCAATCCCAACGGTTTTGAGTAAGATTGTATACGTTCCAAAGTATACGGAATGTCAGAATTCGTCTGGGGTGAAGTTTCTGACGAACGCTAGCGCAGCGATTGAAAAGGGCTCAAAGTCTGTCACTGTAGAAGGTATTCAGGGTGAGTTGGTTCAGATTGATATTACATCAGATGGGTCTTTGAATCAAGAGTATGCAATCAATGATACGGCGATAGAGAATTCAGGGTCGTCCACGAATCCAACTTTGCGTGTGATTATTGATGGAACGGAGTGGACGGAGGTTTCCTCATTCTATGCTAGTGAGGTGACAGATACTCATTTCCGTGTGATTGATGAGATGGATGGTACGGTAACGATACAGTTTGGTGATGATATCAATGGTAAGGTCCCAGATTCTGGATCAGTGATTAGACTACAGTATGTGAAGTCTGATGGTGTGGGTGGGAATGTGACTAATGCTGGTTATATTACCACATTGAATGATGCAATTTATGACGAGGATGGATCAGTTGTTTCTAGTGTATCTGTGACCAATTCAAGTTCGTTTTTGGGTGGCGATGATGAAGAGAGTATTGAGGAGATTCGATATGAAGCACCTCAGGTGTTTAAGACGGGTGATAGAGCTGTTAATCGGGCTGATTTTATCAGCATTATTGGCAATTACTCAGGTGTGGCTGACGTGAATGTGTGGGGTGAGAATGAGGAGGCAGAGGCCGCAGGAACAACAGTTGACTATGAAATGTTGAACAAAGTGAAGATTTCCATCGTATTACAAGAGTGGCAGCTTCCGGATTCGGTCTTCAAGTCCAATCTGTCTACATATTTGTACGCCAAGTCTATGCTTACGGTGAAGTATGAGTATGTAACTCCGGTCATCATCTATGTGATTCCACGTATGTGGGTGAAGGCAGAGGAAGGGGAGTCTCTTTCTCAGGCTCAGGCTGACATTGAGACGGCTATAGCATCTCAGTTTTTGTTGGGAGATACAACCAAGCTCGGAACTCCTGTGAAGTATAGTAATGTGCTGGCAGCGGTTGATGATTTGGATCGTGTGGCGTATGCCAACATGGATTTGGAGATCTACAAGGCACTGTCTGATACATACAATTCATCTTATGACTGGGGAGCGTTGTTGGAGGTGACTGATATTGAGCCTGGAACAGCGCGATTGTTCTTGGATGATTCATACGTTGTGACTGATGTTGACAACAATGATGGGACGGGAACGTTCACAGCATCTGGCGTTTCGGGAACCATCAATTATAGTACTGGAGAGGTCCTGATTACAGCTGCCGGGTATTCAACAGCTTACGTGCGATATCAGCAATCGGAAAACGACAATATTATTCCTACGTTTAGGCAGATTTGTAAGCTTCAGGATGTGGACATAGTGAGCATTTCAAACGTTTCGTGAGGTGAAAGATGATTGAGCAGAGATGGACAGTGACCCACATTCGGCAGGGGCGAGTGCTTTGGGGAGTTGAGGATAAGAAGAATCGTTTGGTGGACGCTGGTGAGCGAGCCATTGTGGACGCATTCTATCGGGATAAGGCATCTAACTATTTTGGTATGACCAATTTTTATGTTGGTATGTACAATGGGTCGGTGTCAGAAACTACCGTATTGTCCACACTTCCTAATGAACCTACTTCTGGGGTGAATGGTTATGTGCGTCAGGTGTTGGAGAGATCTGATACTGGATTTCCAACATTGGAGAAACATGAGGATGATTGGCGGGTGGTGTCAAAGGATTTGACGTTTACAGCTTCAGGTGGAGATTTGGGTCCTGTGAATGGTGCGTTTTTGGGCACCTCATCTGATAACACAGGGACTTTGATTGGGGTGTTGTCGTTTGGTGTGGAACGCACTATCATTGATGGTGACTCTATCATTCTGACAGTGAAGTGTAAGA